GCCATTAAAATAATTGTGTTTGGTTCGGGTTTTCTTGTCTGATTATTCCTATTGATGTATCTAGGATTGTTTTACCTGCTTCGTAGTCTACCAGGTTACGGGCGATTTTATCTATTCTTTGACTTCCTTTATAACTTTTAAAGTCGTATTTATGAAATTCACAAAGGCTTTCCACTTCGTTTTTACCTTGTCCTACTTTTATTTTTCTTTCGCTTAATACATTAGGTAAATTAAAATTAGTCCAATACAAATGGCGACCTCTTTTTTTTGCTAGTATTAGTGGTTCGTAGTATGGTATCACGTTTTCAACTACATATTTTCCTTTAAAATAATGCTGCAATAAAAGTATTTCCTCATAAAGCAACATAGAAGGGTAAACCGCTTTTGTGGTTGTTTCATAATTTGAACTGCTCCAATATCTAGCTCTTGAATGACTAGGGCAAGGCGGGCTGCTCCAAATAAAATCAAACTCTTTATAGTGGTCTAATAAGTATTGATGCGCATCTGCAACTATTACAGTGTCGTTTGGAAAGCGTTCCCGGTACATTCTAGCTAATTCAGGGTCGAGTTCAACCGCTGTTATTTCGTGTTCATCGCCCCATTTGTAGCGGTTACCACCTAGACAGGCGTATAGGTTAAGGATTTTCATTATTTCGCTTTTAACTCAGTTAGTAACTCGTTATAATACTTTTGCGCTACCTTATGCCTCCTCCTTACCTCGGACCTATAACCAGTTTCTAATACTATTACAGACGAGGTAGTAATATATTTTTCTCTTCCTACTCCCTTTTTTTGCCTGTGGATAGTATAATTATCGAAAGCGCTTAAAAGTCGCTCGGGTGTATCTGTAAAACAGTAATCAATATAAGCTTTTTTATACCCCCATAGAATCATGTAACCTTTTTGTTGATCTAAATAACCCGCCTCTTTGGCTTTCTTATCTACGTCCTCGGTTAGAATTGGGAAAGTTTCTAAGCTCCACGAGTTTTTTATATCCCTTATGCTTTCCCCTGTATCAATATCACACTCTCCCGAAATTATCCCGTTAGTTTTTCGCTCCTCGTTTTTAACAAAGGACGTTCCTAAACTGTAGTTAAGCTGCTTAATAGCTTTGTCCTCGTTTTGGTTTCCTTTATCCATATACTTAGTGCTAATCCTAGACTTATAGCCGTAAAACTCTTCCTTTGCTAGTTCTTTTAACCATGTTTTGCAGGTTTGGGAAAGGACTACAACCCCATCAATTTCTTTTTTTCTGCCCTTACTCATTAGCTTATGAAGAGAGGAACATCTTACTATTAATTTTTTCATACTTTTAAGATATTAAAGGGAGCGCCGGAGCGCCCCCGGTTAATTAAAATGGGAAATCGTCCGCCTCGTCTACTACTTCCGTAGCTTCTACCGCCGCTGTTTCAATTGGAGCGCTAAAGGTCTTTTTAATCAAAGCCTCGTAAAATTCTAATTGTTTCGAATCGTCCCACGTCTTTTTACCTTTTACCTTTATTTGCTCCATAGGAGGTAAGCCGTTAGGGTCGTCTTTAGTGTACTGGCTAGCTAACTTTTGCCCGTCTTGATAAGGCACTAAATATTGATTAGTACGCCCGTTTTCTTTATTAAGAATATTAAACCCTTTTAAAACTACGTCTTTAGCAAAGTCTATAACTGGTAGACGTGAAAGAAAACCTTTCGCCGGTCCGCTTGAAAGCGACATCGAAAGCTTTACTTTACTATCCGGGTCCTCCTGCGTTGAGACATCAATAAATATATTAAGACTAACCCCGTACTCTCCCCGGTCCTCAGTCTCTACATTATAAATCTGTCCCTCGTAGGTGTCAAAGTGTAACTCATGTACTGACTTACCCGCGTTAGGTCCCTTTTTTAATTCCCTCGGCGTACTTCCTGGTGTGTCTTCGGCTACTCGTTGTACGAATTTCCCGGACATGAAGTTTAAATACTTCATTCCGCCGCTTTGCGTGTTTGTTGCTCCTCTCATTTTGTTTTGATTTGTGGCCCGCCCTTTTATTTGAGGGGGTGCCTGGTTAAATTACTTTGTTATTATTTCCGCAAGCTCCTCAACATTTTTCAATATTTTTAAATCTTGGACTTTGCCGTTAATTGTATTGCTAACTCTTACCCGGTTAGCTTTCGGGTGTCTTGTCATATAGAGGGGAATAACCCCCGTTGGTAGCTTAGACTTAGCCGCCTCCATTCGGGTAACGTATTCTACCCTATCAATTTTGCTCATAATAACTATTTGGTTTAAGTGTAAATACATCTTGAATTAAAGGAGCGTAACCGTAATGTTTTAACATTATCTCGGCGCGTTCCTGGGCTACTGGGTTTAAATACTCCACATTTTTACCCTTTTTTAGTTTAGCTACTTGTTGCCCTGTAGCTATTATTTTTTGCTTTTCTCTTGTTGTCATCATGTAAACAAAGATAGCTATTACTTTGAGACTACCAAAATAAACTTACATTTTATTTAGTAAAAAATAAACTTTACTATTTATTTGGTATTGTTAAAAACTTTCGCTTATATTTGCCTCAAGCCTTGGAACTAACTAAGGCGGTAAAATTTTAATAATGGAAAATGTAATCTTAATAATTCTATCTATCGCATGGTTAGCGGTGTCAATTTACGACGAATCTAAACCTTATAAAAATGAAAACTAGCAAACAGGGCTACGAAGTCCCCGCGGAAGTAGTAACCGCTATAGAGGTTATATGTATGGAGCTTAGGGTTAACTTTGATCTACTTATAAGCCACAACAGTTATAAGCCCTACCCTGACAACAGGAAAATATTAGCCCACTTATTAAAGCTACACTTTCCTAAGTGGTCCAAGTCGGTAAACTTAGCTAGGTTAATGGACCGAGACCACTCCTCAGTTTTGGTTATGTGGCAAAGGGCTAAAAATTTGATCGAAACCGAGGAGCCTTTTAGGGAAAAGGTGGAAAAAATCTCAGTGCAAATAGAGGCGCATAGGTTAAATAAACCAAGTACGGACACGGTGGAGGAAATGCTGTCCGAAATGGTAGCCGAGTATGTGATAACTGAGGGGCGTAAAAGGTATTTATTAAAAGCAATTAAAAGGGAAACCACAATTAAAACAGAAAAGACATGAAAACAAGTAAACAACTAATTAACGAGTTAAAAGACTCGGGGGCTATTACCGAAGACGGTAGGCTAATCTTACTAGTAGCTATAGAAAGGGAAAGGCTAGAAATTGAGGAGCGTTTTCTAGGGGATATTAAAGAAACGTTTAACAAGATAATAGGCTCTTTAAATGGATGAGTGCGAAACTTGCGAGGGCGAGGGCTTTATAGAGGCCGCCGTTGCCTGTTATGTTCCTATGTCGGAATGTTGCGGGGGTTGCTCTGAGCGGATAGACTGCCCGGATTGTAATCACTAAAGTGTTAGTGATGTTACTAATGTTACTAATGTGTAGGTAAATTAAAATATTTTTATTATGAAAGGAAAAAAACTAAAAATTAAAAAACCCCTAATAGTCTTTGATCTAGAGACTACCGGGCTAAGTCCTAAAAATGATAGGATAGTAGAAGTATGTGTGATTAAAAAGCACCCAGGCCGCAAAAAAGAGGAGGTTAAAACCCGCCTAATTAACCCAGGTATTACCATACCGGAGGAGGTAATAGAAATCCACGGTATAACTAACGAGAAGGTTAAGGACTGCCCTACTTTTAAGCAGGTAGCAAAAGGACTAGCCGAGTTTATTAAAGGTTGTGACGTGGTAGGCTATAACTCTAACCGGTTTGATGTTCCATTCCTTTTAGCTGAGTTCGAGCGGGCCGGAATAAAGGACGCTTTCGAGGGGGTGGAGTTTATCGACGTGTACAACCTGTATAGCCACTTTAACCCGCGTAACTTAGCTACGGCTTACGCTTCCTACTGTGGTAAAAAGTTAGACGCTCACAAGGCAGAAAGCGACGCGAAAGCAACCTTTGAAGTATTAGAGGGGATAATTAACGAACATCACGGGGAAATTGAGGACGAAAGCGTTAGCGGGCTAGCCTCTTTAAGTAAAAAAGGCGACGCTATCGACATACTCGGGGTAGTGATAAAGTCGGAGCGCGGCCCTGTTTTCTCTATTGGTAAAAATAAAGGGAAACTAGTAGGCGAGGACCGTAGTTACTGTGATTGGATAATTAATGTAAGCGATTTTAGCGAAAACACTAAAAACGTGGTAAGAATGATTTTAAAAGGTAAGGCGTGAAAACCCCCCTAAATGATAAGTCTTATTTAGCAAATCATAGCCTAGTGTAAAAACTAGGCTTTTTTTTGTCCTAAGTGCTAGGGACGGCGTAAAACTAAACCTAGTAGCATTAGCTCCCGATACTGCCCCTACATAAAACTCGAACTTATTCCGCTCCTTAACGGTAACTACTGACTCTTTAATAGTGTCCACCCTGGTAATGTACTTAGGAAATAAAGGTTTGTAAGTAAAAGAACTGCTTAATAACGTCCCTTTAACCCTAGCCGTAACTATTGCCCCATCTAGTAAAGAGTCCGAAAAGTTAGTTATGTAGGTTTTAACGGTGTCCCCTGTGGTGTCTACCTCAGTAACAAAGCCGTCCGGCTCTCGGTCCCGGTAGACTATCCTAACGCGTTCAATTTCTACCGTGTCCGTTTTACCAGGTATAAATACCCTAACAGTATCGGAGCTAATTACTTTATCCCCGTCGTAGTCGTCGCCCTTATCCCCGCACTTATTTAAAAGCGCTAGGCATAGGATAGCAATAACCCCGAAAAGTATAAAGTCTTTCATTTTTTACCTCCTGTAATTTTCTCTAATATTGGAGCCGTTGCTTTTTCTGCTAACTTGATTAAGTCATAACCCGCAAAACCTATAATAAAATCCCCGGCAAAGTGCCAACTCTCAAAGCTAGGGAAATATTTAGGGGCTAAGTAGTCTATTACTAACTCAGGTACAAATAAAGCCATAACTAACGCCGTTAGTAAGTGACTTATCCACCTAATCAAGTGCTTAAAATCAAAGTACTGTTTAATTTTAAAGACTCCTTTTTTTTCATTTGCTTTAGTTTTTAAAGCTAAAACTAGCCTTACAAATCCGGCTAAAACTATAATTAATAAGTCCCACTTGTCAACTATAAAAGGGTGGTCTTGTAATGTCATTTTTTACGCTTCTTTTTACCTCTCCTTTTTGGGGTAGGTACGTTAGTATTGTCCTTTTTTGCCGGCTCAATTTTGGGAGCTTTTGGCTCCTCTACTGGCTCAGGTTTAACCACCTTTTTAACTTTCGCTTTAGGTGTAAATAACCCACAACTCAACGCTTTTTCAATTGTCTTTAAGTGAGCGTTTACTATTTTAACCTGGCCCGCATGACTAAGCATTAGCTCGGCGTCCTCCCTGTTGTCCATAAAAAAAGACTCGGTAAGTATAGCCGGACACGTTGTTTTTCTTAGTACGTAAAAATTAGCCTCTTTATCTTTGTCCCCATCTGTTAAGTCAGTCCTAGCCGCTTTACCTGGAAACTCCTCGGCCATAGCGTCCATATAAAACCCCGCTATTTTATCGCTTTTAGTTTGCCCTTTAGAGGTGTAAACTTCAAAGCCCGTTCCACCTCCCGCGTTACCGTGTACACTAATATAGATAGCTTTACCGCCTGCTTTTTCTGCTAACTCGTTAGCTACTCTAACTCTATCGGCTAAAGGCGTGTCCTGTGGTCCTGGCACTAAAATATGGTTAGGGACTCCTAAAGACTTTAAACGGTAAGCAATTTTTTTAACTATCTCTCGGTTAAAAAATCCCTCGTAAATTGTAAATCCGTCCTTAAAAGTGTGCATTTTTGCCGGGGCTGTGGTGTATTTACCTTTATCAAGTCCGCCGTGTCCGTTGTCTAGTATTACTAAAATGTTTTTTTCCATAGCCTTAAAGATAGTAAAAAAATAGCCTAAATTAGCTTTTAGCTTTTTCAACGTGGTTATCCTCGATCATGTTAAGCATATCGGCAAAGAACTTTCCTAGTTTAGTTAGGTGTCCGCTAGCTTTTAAACGTCCTAAAACGTAGCTAATAGTCTCGTCCGGGTTGCCGAATTTATGACCTCCCTTTTTCCTAAGTATTAAATTAAACAAAGGACCGCCGACCGTGTTAGCTAGTTGGTCGTAACTAATAGCTATATTTAAAAGATACTTAGCCCGGTCATAGGTAAATAATACACCTATAGTAAATAACAGCCCCGCAAAGATAATATAAAGCCCTCTCGCTATAAAAGCTAAAATAGAGTTAATAAAACCTTTCATATTATTGTGCTAAATAGTTTGTAAAATCTAAAGCGATTTTGTCGTGTAGTTCTTGAGTATAACCATTATCTATGTCCTCTTGTGTCACTGGTGCAACTTCGTTTTGCATTGATATTAAAGAAATGCCCCAAAAACCAAAAGTAAGTTTATTAATTACAGGCGTTAATCTGTTAAAAATGTAATTAATATTTTCAATTGTCAGCTCTCCTGTAGCTTCTTTTATTGCAAAATGTTCAGCGGCAAAATTATAAAAATACTTTTCGCCATCTGATTTTGATTTACTGAACGCCTTTAATATTTCGCTGTAAGGTATGTTATCGCTTGAGGTTAAAGAGTGGTACTTGTCAGTGATTTCCGTTTTTATCGTGTCGCTTGGCTCACTTGCAAACCATACCTCTATGCTTTGCTCAGAATATGACACCGAAGTAAAAGTGTAATTTTCTTTTAACCAACTATTAAAAAACTTTCCGTCTGCGTTTTCGTTTGTTGGTGCAATTTCTAATTTATACATAATTCTCTAATTTTTGAACATCTGTTATTTTCGTAATCCCTGCAAACTTTCGGTCTGTCTTCATAAATAGAACAAAGCTTTGTTTTTTCATCTAACAAAACGCAAAAACCATTTTTATTTTTGTTAAGTTCTGCATAATTGTCGTTATAATGCTTTTTTAAATACTCT